CAGGAGAACCTGAGCGTTGTTGCCGCCGATGCCGACGCCAACAGACTGAGGACCGAAGAACATACCGATCGCAGCGTTGTAATCAGCTGCTGCACCGGCAATAGTTGCGTTCTGAGTCTGAGTAGGCATGTTGGTGGATTCGAAGAATCGCACGCCTTCAAAGACAAAGCCCGTGGGCATGATCGGTTCGCCAGCCACGAAAGTAGCCTGACCGAAGCCCTGACCCATATACAGCGCAGCGTTAGGCTGCATTGCTGACATAAGGGGATTGATTTGACCGTTACCGGGATAACGGGCCACCTCGCGGAAGTCAGAGTTCTGACGGAGGTGCATTAAAAATGTGGGGTCACAAACGCAGCGGTAGAACCCGTCCTGGTAGGTAGGGGTGTTGCGCTTACGCAGTGACTTGACCACACGCAGGAGGTCATCTTTAACGTCGAACTTGGCTTGCTCGGCGTTGGTGTAGGTGAGTGCTCCGGTGGCAAGATCGCCAGGGAAGTAGTAACCACCTTGGGTGTCGGAAGCTTGTCCCTTAGAGACTGCTTTCAGGAGTTCATTGATGAACACCCGATCGCGCCAACGACGGTAGTCATCCAGCAGAGTCAGGCTGCCGATTGACTGGTGGAAGGTGGTGAGATTACCAGTATCAAGAAGCAAACGTTGCGCTGTAATCAGCGTCTCGCGTGCAATTTTGAACGTTGAAGGTTGAGTAGGATCAGACGGATCTGCAGGCCCTGTGTACTCACGAAGCGTTACAAGAACTTTGTCCTTGACGATATTGCGTGAGTTTGCAGTACCGATCGTCTGCTCAGCTGTACGCTCTCGTGACTCCTTAGAGCCAGGATTACCGAAGAACTTGTAGCGATCGAGCTGGACAGTCTGACCCGGTTGCTTACTAAAATCGTGGACAATTACTGGCTCTGCAGCCATTTCCACGATGTAAGCCGGGTGAGGACGATACAGTTCCGCACCAAGAATCTTCGGGAAATCATTATCGATAAACATCGATAAAGTGCCGAAAAAACTACCTGCTTATTCTACGTTGTAGTGGCACTAAAACACTACGTACCTGTCGCATTTTTAGCGTTATACGCCAGTAACCCCTCCACCATTTACACCAGGACTGTAGGAACGAACGATGTTTCTTGCGGCTTCACCGATAACGCCATAAGTAGCGCCGTAGTTGTAGACATATCGAGAAGATCTTCCTCTATACATACGCCTGATTGTTGAACTCATTGCGCCAGGAACGGCACTGCGAATAGTTTCCGTGAATGTCTCACAGTAAACCGGAGCGTTATAAACCCACGCTGCTCTAGTTCCCGACGTATCTTGCGTGGGGTTAGTGAGCATGGGGAATTGCGCCCTTGGATACGTTCCTGGACCACCAGTGCTGTTGTTTTGTGTTCCGTCGTTACGGGGAGTTTCAAACGGTTGGTATGCCTGGTTATCAGGAACCGCGTTGTTCCACCATGTGTATGCACCTCGGTCTCTTAGACCTGGTTGAGGTCCAATCGCTGTTTGAACCTCAGCGTTGGCTACGTGATAAAGGTTTTGGTATCTAAAACCATCTTGAACATTTAGTTCACCCGATACCTGCGGGTTGACGTAGAAGTTGTAGTTCGTCCAAAAACCTGGGACTGCGGGAGGTACAGTTCTCCAGTTTCGGGTTTGGTAAAGAGGACGGTTAGTGGGTATCCCTCCATAGGGGAAATTGGTCGTGCCACCCATGTTTGGGTGGATCTGGCAGTAAGGATATATAACTTCAGTGGGACTTAGCTGCCCTATAACTCTGACAAAAGCACCAGGAGTCCCTGGTGTCCCGGAGTAAGTCACTCCATCTGTTAGAAGAGTTCCTCCTGCGTGAGTTCCGTCTGCAGTCAGACTTAGTTGAAACGGATGAGGTCCGTTGGAGATATCTGAGATATCAAAGGTGTATGTGCTGCCCTCGAAAATAAAAAAGTTGGTATTTTCGACGCCATCAAAGAAATAACGGTTGCCAGCAGAGGTATTGACCACCGTGACGTTGATGGTCTTATTTTCGGGGTACGTCGGCTGGTTAACTTCCGATGCAAAAGTCATCGGAGGACCAGGGGTAATAATCCCGAAATTTGGTCCAGCGTCTAAAACGGTGTAATAACTTTGCTGTTCCCCGTTGGGCATCCGGTATCCACTGGATACCAGTTTGTACGTATCAGTTAAGTCAAGGGTATCCTCTGTACGTTGTGGCCCTGACTGTATGTTGTGATAAAGGTTCTTGTCGTACTTCCAGTTTGTAAGAGCTGCGTATGTCATGCCCTAAAACCTGTTATTTCGAGTCTAGATCAATTTAAAATAACTATAGTTTTGCAGAGCCGATGGATTACCTCGCCGAAAAGGCTCTTGCTGTTTTCACTGATGACCCAGAGCAATTCATGGCTGCACTCTCAGGGTCGATTACAGATTCAATTTTGCATCCAAAGAGGCTTGTCCCCTGTCTGCTGAAAACTGCTGTAGTTGGATTTTTTTTGGCTGAGTTCGTTAGCCCTGCAATTGCAGAAAAATTAGAACTCAGTCAAAAAGAATCCGTTGCTCTAGCTTTCGTGTGTGGTTACGCAGGAGTCAGAGGACTAAGAGTTGCGGAAGATATGTTGCTGAAAAAATATCAACCCAAAGGAGGAGCAGAAGAAATGTCCACGCTCTCGTCAAAACCTTCTGAAGATGAAGGAGTTGTTTCCGTGGCTGCATCAGAAGCAGTTCGTGACGACGATTGAGTCACTTTGGCAAGAGGGGTTTCGCTGTGACGACCACGGTCGTTCACCCATTCCATGGAGCGCATAGCTAAAACTCAGTGTCAGTTAATAATAAACCAAAAAAAGACCCTCGCACCTGCAAGTACGAGGGTTATGCAGCTCTATCCAAACGGGCGGGGGACCCGTTTAGAGAATAACTCAAGCGCCTTCCATGAACAAGAGCTTGTTGCGCACAGCATCGGGAGCCATGTTCTGCAGATAACGCCAAGCGTTTTCAGGGTTACGGTTCATCACTTCGGAGAAACCTTCCCACTGTGCTTGAGGAGCAACACCTGCGGCTTGACCACCTGCACCTGCGGGAGGAGCGGGCATGTCAAAGTTTTGCTGGTACTGCTGAGCAGGTTGTTGATACTGCTGAGCCTGGGTGTTTTCGCCGGGAAGATCCACGGGGTAAACCTCGGTGAAGAAACGATCAGTGTAATCAGCCAGGTGATCAGGGTTGGTAAGGATGGTTTTCATCGCACCAGCCTGAGCGTTCATCGCATCGAAACGCTGAGCCTGATCAATCAGCATATCCTCGAGGGCACAGCTGTATTGATTCAGAATTCCAGGTGCCTCGATCCCGAAGTGCCTAACGACCTCTTCGCTTGCGTTGCTTAGGCTGATTGGTGCCGTAGAAGCCTGCGAGGAAGTTTGGGTCGGTGAGACGCTGGTAGGCGATGTCTGCTGAACCTGCGGTTCCTGGTAAGCCCAAGGCTGGGCCGGTGAAGGCTGACTGGGCGTCTGAGTAACCGATTGAGGAGCCTGGTTGAGAGACCACTGAGTCGGGTTGGGGGATGGAGAGTTGACCTGGCTCAGCACCCGCTCCAGCGAACCCATCGCTGCTTCCCAAGGATTGTTCGGGGAGGACTGCGACGGAGACTGGCTGTACTGGTTGCTGGTAGTAGGGGCCGTAGGCGCTACTGCCTGCTGTGGCGAGGGGGCTGTAGGTGCCGAAGCTGCCACCGGGGTAGCTACTTGGGGCACCCACTGGGGATATGCGGTTGAGCCCTGGTCGCTGGTTACCGTCGGGGCTACCGCCGGGGAGACCGGGCTCGGGGTCGAAGCTTGGATCTGCTGGCTCATAGCTACCCGAATAAGTTAGTTCTTCAGCGAGGTGGTCGAACGTCCTGTAAAGGAGCGGGGTGATGTTTAGTCTAGGATCAGCCGCTAGTGGTTGATCAGGCGCAAGAGGATGCGGCGATTGCAACATCTGGCTTAATAATACCAGGAATTGTTGCATTGCTGCTTGAGTTTGTTGAACCATACGGAATGGAAAACCCTGCAGCATTTCCGCTCTTTCGTTATCAGTTTTCTCTGGGAAAAGGAACTTAAGTGCTTCCACACTGTCCACGCCTAATTCCTGGAGGTTTCTGACAACAATTGACTTCTGGTTGATGTCATAGGCGGTGTCCTCGTAAACATCGCCTTGGAACCTATAGTCAACCTCTCGCTCGCCATCCTCAGGAAGTCCTACAACACCAGGAGGGACTTTCCTCTCCTGGATTGCAAGTTGCATGGCTTTATCGACTTTTACGTCGAAGCGACGAAGAGAAGCTTGATACTTCTCTAAGTTCTCTTGCGTTTGTTCCTTAGGTGGCGTGGGAACTTTCATTCCCGAAGCAACAATAAACGACTCCCGGAAGATTTGTTCCTGGTGGTAGATAATCATCTCCAACAGACGGCAGAAGCCGTAAGTCAAAAATGACTTGTTCTTCCGAAGAGCAGTTGCTTGTGCTCGACCGGTGAGACCTTTGATCTCAGTAGCTGTTGCACCAGCTGAAATCGAGATCTCATCGACTCCGCCAAGCGCTGTACGAATTTCTTCGCGTAATAACAGCGCATAACGGTTCATATCACCAGACACAGGGTCTGGAGTCATGTAGCCGACTCGGTCAGAAGGCTCAATGTTCGCGATTATTCGCGGAACACGAAGCCCAGCACCCATAGCGGTGCCAAATGGCTCACTTACACGAGTTGAAGGTGTAGTTTGACCCGCAAATCCGCTCTGACTACTAATTGTCGGGCGGAAAGTGTTCTGCGCGTCGTTTGCTTCGACCAGATCACTTCGAGGACGCGAGCTAATGAGCGTGGGGTTGCCAAAGAACTCAATATTCTTGGCAACATTGCGAATAATCTGGTCATGGAGCACAATTTGCTCCATAAACGGGTCAAATTCGCCTTCACCCTCGGTTCCTGAAGCGTTTGGCTTGTTAAGAACCTCAACTGCAGGCACAAAACCGAGAGTATTTGGCCTGACCTTTGCGGGAGTCATTGCACTCCCAGGTTCAAGCTCAAAACTCAGCTCTGCATCGCTCTCATTCTCAGTAATTTCGTCTGCTGTAATGGCAAGACGGACATACCGCTTGTTTTGACCGTAAGTAGTGCTTGGCAGACCGAGATTATTGTTTTTAACTCGGTAGCTGTAGATAATTACGACCTCTTCAACAGCACCATTAACGTCGTGGTAGACGCGATACTGACCCTTGTTGAAGAAATAGATCTGGTACTTAAGTTTCTCGTCTGGCCGGAAGTAAAACAAGCCACAGCCATCGATCAGAAAGTTCCTGATAATCGACGGAAAACGAATATCGAGCTTATTCAGCGCGATGATGTCATCGAGAAACCGACTACGGCTCTTATAAGTGTCCTGTTCACAGTAGAAAGTAAGACCTTTCTTCACCATGTACAGAATCATCTGCTGGATGTGACTAAGCACAACCATGGTTGCAGACTGGTTTGAGCGATCCTGAGTCCTTGCGGCTTCTAGGATCTCCTCAAACTTGTTTCTAACTTCTGTCGAGGAAGACATTCAGCCTCACTTGTCTTTGTTTCGCATAGATTTAGCTTTGCGAGCTTTGTCACGAGCAGACTTACGCTTCTCTTGACGTGCTTCGTCTTCTTTGTCGTCTTTACCTCCCTCTTGTTTTTTCTTGAACTTCTCAAGAAGCTCAGGCGGCATCTTGTTCGTCATCGGGAAGAAGATACTTTTTAACTCTTTCTAGTTTAACCACCTCTTCGGGCAAATCCTCTACAGGGTAGTAAGTCAGTAGATGGTCTTCTCGTCCGAGCATGTCTGTATTGCCCGCGTCTGGCTTAAAATCTTCACACAGCTTTTGGACTTCGGGTTTGTCCCAGATGTAGTACTCGGCAATCGACCGAAGTTTGTTTTTACGGCGGTCTGAATCTCCCATCCAAGAGAGATGCCAGCCAGCATTCCTGACGCCAACATAATAATTATTAGTCGACGCTCGCATCGCCGATAAAGTTCCGAAGTCTTTGAGCTTCCCGACTGTGCTAGCCACACCACAACGCCAATCAAAAAGCTCACCCTCCGGCGAAATAAGCTGACGGTCAGCACGACCGTAGTGCATACTCATACTCAATCTGACGACCTTATCTTCCTCCATATCGACTGAACGCTTAATAGCTTCCAGTGCATCTGGATTAGTAAGTTCGTCACAATCAGAGCAGATAAAATAATCGTCGTCACGAAGCATAGAGAGACCAACGCTAAGAGCATCCCGTTGGCCTCTTTCACGAATCCAAGGATCTGGCGCTTCTTCAACCGAAGGAAGTTCAACATGGAGAACTTGGATCTTTTCTTCCGGTAGACCTAGTTCGCGAATAGTGTCGACACACGTAAAAGGTTTTTCTTCACCACGGTGAGTGCGGTTAGCATCAGTGATCAGAAAACCATCGACGTGCTTCTCAAGAGTTCGAACTCGAAGCTCTAGTAGTTCTTTCTCGTTGTAATAAGTGAAGCAATCGATGATCACGGAGCTGTTGCCAGTAGCAACATATTAACCGCGATTCTTAGACGATGCCAAAAGCTGTTCCTTCATTACTTCAACATCAGCCTCACGATCCATATCAGGATCATCTGGAGCTGTGGACATGCCTCCGGGAGGAAGAGGAGCAATGGGAGCACCAGCTTCATGACCTAAGCTCTGACGTACAAAATCAGCGTAACGTGACTCACCACGCTGAGAATTAGCCATCTGCTGTTGTCGAGCAGTTTGCTCCTGTTGGTAATCCCGTGAATAAAAAGCCATCAGAAGAGAACAACGGCGGAAGTAATGTTGCCCCCAGAAATAGTGGTAGCACCAACTGGGAGAAGAGGATTATTAACAAAGCCTCCCATCGGGATGAGTTGTCCCTGTCCGTCGTTCAACTCGATATAAACAACATCGGCATTGTCGCCAGTGATGACGCTGACACCACGGCATGTCGAAAAAGTTTTAGGACCGTCAGCGGGAGTCCATCTAAAACCACTCGCATAAGGCAGGGATGCAACCTGCCCGTATACAGTTCCAAAGGCTGGGATATCCATAGCTCAGGAAATAATCATCATTCTACCTCTTTCTCTTTAATCAACAGGTTCAGATACCACTGAGCCTTTTTTAAAGATTCCAACCCTCCCTTGTGATTCTCTCTCCAGAGGTACTTGATGCAGTTTGCTTTGCAATAACCGAAAAACTCTTCATCGGTTAGTGCAGATTTGATTCCATCAATGCACTCAATCCCTCCAGACGTGTAGTGCGCTGGATGATTAACGTTGTCGGGTGCGCTCATACGAACATGTTCTCCGTAGTGATGCAGTCAGACTGCTTCAGAAGGGTATCAGAGTATTTAGTGTCTTGGTGGAGAATCAAACCTTCGTTAGCAATGACGACATTTCCATCTTTTCGCACTAACGGAACCACCCTGCGGTGATCTTGTCCTTCCTCCAGGTTTTCAAAGGCGATACCCATCGAAGACCGATCAGCGATTGGCCAGTTCCTGTGGCCAACCATTCGATGACTCAACTCCGGGTGAGAACTGACTGAACCGATGTATTCTTCTGCCATTTCTTGATCCAGAATCATCATCCCTGAGTAAGGGTTGCCCAGCAGAATGAAACCCACATACTTTGCGTGTGTTGGGGTTAGGTACACCGTGGCTTGGTGAGGGATGTCATGCCACACGTTCTCAGTGATGTCAGTTAAGTTGTACCTCTTGTAGTTATCAAACGGAATTTTGCAATTCTGATTAATTTCATATCGGCAGAAGGATGGTTCTAACTTCAACTCCTTTAGTTCTTCCTTATTTTGCTCCCAGTACTCGAAGTTCTGGGTCGTGAAAAGCATGTCGTTTTCGCTGTACATGTAGTAGTCATATGACTTCTGTGTAACAGCCAATCGCAGAAGATCTTTATGCGCCCAACACAGGTAATAACCTTTGTAGTTTTCAGGTGCTACTACAACTTCTACTTGAAGCTTTTCGCAAACGTTCGACTCTATAAGCTGCGCTAGATCTTCTTGGTCTCTCAGGTGTTCATAGTCAATATAAATTACTACCGTTGTCTTACAAGGTAACCGAGCATACTCCTTAAGACAATTAAGCAGAGGGTCAAACCGAGAAAGTGGATCGTTGGCTGTAACGAGAATAAGAAGTTTCTTCATCAGTACTCGATCGTGAATTGCCCTCTCTTCATGAGGAAAGTCATAAGCCAAACGTAGGCATCCAGAAGGTCATCGTGGCTGGTTGCTCCGATATTGATAAGTTGATCAATCAAAGCTTCGAACTTGCGGTACTTGTTAAAAGTCACCTTTTTGTTTTCCAGCAAACCCAGAGTCCCTCGGAAACGAGCGATCTTGTCACCACGGAATCCTTTGACCTCATGAATGTGGAGATTATGAAGACCACGTTCGTTCAAGAGAACTCTTCGAATATCAGCAGCTAAGCTTGCTTGATACGCTACAGCTTCAACAACGAGCGTAACGGTCGAATAAGTCGGGAAATATTCGCCATCTTGCAGTGCGAGGATGCCCCATTCCACCAGCATGTCGCATAGAAGATCGATTTTTTCTAAGTTTCCAATCGATCTGACCTGATGGGCATCGACGATGTAGAAGTCATCCTTCAGCCGTCCGCCTAATACAAAAGCTGTGTAGTCAGAGGTTTCGTTCTTACTAGCAGATAAGTCAATGCCCACAGCAAGTGAATCAAACTCTGTGGCAACCTCTCCTTTGACAATGAGATCTGGTGACAACACCAGATCCGATGACATCACTGCCTGTTGTTGGTACTGGTACGCAAAAGCGACTGGATCTAGCTCTTTTTGCTGTAGCAGGTACTCTGACGACCATTGATTTGGCCAGTAGCTGACTGGTTCTCCGTCATTGTCATACGTAATAGCTTCTTGAGAAACCTGTTTCCATCCCTTCTGTGGGATGAACATTGTTTTGTGAATGTCCAGAGGGTGAAACCGGGTGCCTAGACAAATGGAGCGACCACCTTCAAAAACAATTGGTGCGATAACGCTAGACCAGTTGTTGTTCATCTCCTCCCTAATAGCAGGGTTTTTGATGTCGGAGCTTGACTTAATAGGGTCATCAACGATGACGAGGTGAGCACGTTTCGACGTAATCGAACCTCTCAACCCAGCTGCACGAAGGGTGAATTCCTCATCACCCACTCGACTAATGCCTGCATAATCAAAATCAATCGACCAACCAACATCACTCTGCATGCCCTGGCGCAGCTGCACGCGGGGAAAAATTTTCCTGAACGTCGCTGAGTCGATGATCTGTTTGATGATTCGACTTTTGGGTATGGCAGTCGCGATGTTGTATGAGCAGTAAATAATCTGAAGCGGTCTCTTCTGCGTGGTGTGGCGACCAATCACCCACGCGGTGAAGAGGTTGAGAACCGTACTCTTTGCAGATCCACGAGGGGCAAGGATGTCCAGATTCGGTCCAGCAATGTCGAGCAAATATTTATTTGATTCGCCAGTTACAAGATGTCTATGCCATTCCAGCATATGTTGTGCTGGTGGTTTATCTAGAACAGTACAGAAAGTAAGGAAGTCATCCTGTGCGCGTGCGAATACATTATCAACACCCGAAGTATCTTCATCTGTCTCCACTGCGCGTTGCGCTTTGAGCTTTAAAGCTCGGCGGTAAGCAAAGGTTTCTCTACTCGGCATATCTAAAAACTGTCTGTATAGTGTTAGAAAGATTCTAGTTCTGAATGGCCAAAATTCTCTGGTATGGCGATGCGGTTTCTCATACAGGCTTTGCTAGGGTAACCCATAGCATTCTAGATCATCTCAGTAAAAACCATGAAGTAGTAGTTTACGGTATTAACTATAACGGAGACCCTCATGACTACCCTTTTAAAATATACCCCGCAGCAGGTGTTCATCCAAACGATCGATTTGGGTTAACTAGGTTGCCCCAAGTTGTCGAAGAAGAAGCGCCTGACTTCATCATTGCACTAAACGACATCTGGATGATCAACCAGGTGTGGGAGAAAATCCACTTCTTACAACCTCAGCTCAAGTTTAAATTTATTCCTTACTTCCCCATCGACTCTGAGCGGTATGCAGACTCGATGTTCCGCTACGTAAAAGACTGGGATTTCTCAGTTACTTTCACTGTGCAACAAGCACAGAGAATTCAAAACCATAATGTGCAGCCCAAGATGATGGGCATTCTGCCGCATGGTATTGATCAAGGAAAGTTTTATCCGATGGAGACGAGGGAAGCCAGAAAACGGCTGAGTCTTCCTCAAGACAAATTCATCGTCCTAAACGCAAACCGCAACCAACCACGGAAACGGATTGACCTGACCATTCAGGCATTTGCTGAGTTTGCCAAAGACAAACCCGACACAATGCTTTATCTCCACATGGGAGAGAAAGATTTGGGTTGGAGTGTTCGCGAAGTCTTCGACTCTGAGATGCAACGACGTGGACTAGATCCTACAAATCGCTTGATCATGACCTCACGTCATATTGATTACCTGGCTCCTCCTACGGACGAAACACTTAATCTTATTTACAACAGTGCTGACGTTGGTATCAATACTGCTGACGGAGAAGGTTGGGGATTAGTTCCCTTCGAGCACGCATCATGCAAACGAGCACAGGTCGTGCCTAACCACACCAGCTGCAAAGATATTTGGCGTGGAAGTGGCTGTCTTATCGATGTCGCCGCTTGGGTAAGAGATAAAGATCTTAGTGTTGAGCGAGGAATTATCAACGTAGATTCAGCTGTAGAACATCTCAATAAACTCTATGAAGATGATGAGTACCGAAAGTCAGTAGCAGAAGAGTGCTATGAAGTGACGCAAAACCCTGCTTTCCGTTGGGATCAGATTGCTCTCGGTTTTGAGAAAGCCATGGAGGACCTGGTTAAGTGAGCATCCAACACATCCGTTACCACGCTTCAGTAAGCAACGTCTGTTACCCCTCCCGTATCAGGATGTATTCGCATGGTGCTCCCTGCGTGTACGAACAAGCTGAACAACTTGGTGGGGTATTCACCAGGATTAATCGCGGTCTTCCTTTCCGCTCAGTAGCTAACTTCAGTCCTTGTCTTTTCGAGCACGAAGGTCATCAGCTGATCGCCTGGCGCTCTCAGCCGGAACCTTTTTGTTTTCGGCATGACATGAAGTACTTCTACTACAACAGTACTCCTACAGATGTTTACATCGGCGAACTAATCAACGATGAGACAATCGTCGGGGCTAAGAAGATCCGCGATACTCCTCATCGGTTGAGTTACGAAGACCCTCGTTTGTTTCATGACGGCGAGGGAAACTTGATGTGCCAGTTCATTACTAGTACTTACGCTTCGCGATGGGATACCACGAAGCACAAAATGGCGAAGAGTCCCAAAGTCTGTGTGGGTGAGATTGATCGTTTCGGTAAGTGCAAAGATGCGTTCTATCCAGAAATCGGTAAGAACCATGTAGATGGTGAAGCTGAGAAGAACTGGTGTTTCTTCCGGGATGAAGAAGAAACCCGTCTGCTGTATTCAACAGTGCCCATTGTCATTAAGACTCCGGGGGAGAAAGAAAAGCGTATCGACGCTTCAGCTCTTAAACCTCTGACTGGGGACTTCCCCACCTTCAACTCAACTGCTCCTATAAAAATTGGAGATGAGTGGTTAGTTTTCTACCACTTCAAGTTCATGGGCAGAGTCCCGAAAGAACAACGACCAGTTTTGTTCTACGCCATGAGTTGCTACACCCTGGACAAAGACCTCACCAAAATTGTTCGAGTCTTAAATGAACCCATGTTCCAGGGATCTCTCGAAGATGAGCTGATTACTTGGACTGATGTTCAAGGCAACCCAGTGTCAAAACAACCTGCGTGCATCCTTCCTTTTGGTGCCACGGTGAATGATGACACCCTGTCCATGGGACTTGGGATCAATGACTCCTTTATGGGAATCTTCCGTATGGGATTGAATGATCTCCTTGCGCTGATGGATCGCGTTTAAGTCTTCTCTTCTCGTTCGATTGTGCCCCAGATGACGAGTGATGCTTCTTCAAGCAAAGCCATCATCGCGGGCACATCCTCGAAAGTGTTGTTCAATTCACGTAGGCAACGATCCGCACCAGCAAGTAACAAACCACGGCGATCGACACCATCGGTGAGTTGTCTAACAGCTTGAATATGTGAACGCAGTTCTTTTTGAAGGACCGAAACTTTGGTGGCTGCTGTGGCATGGTCAAGCATCCCAGTCAAAGTCATTTGACGGACATTATCGATGTCTGTCCTGAGTGAATCGATTTCGATCAACAGCACTTTGCGCAGATCTTCTTTGGGGTACTTCTCCTGCACAAATGCAGTCAAGTCAGAAATCGATCCTGCATAACCTGGATTCAGAAAGCGAGCATAGAGGAATGCTTCAATGTCGCTAACTGAATTCTTGCAGTAGTGAAGGAAAGCATCTTTCTGTGTTTTATCGAGCGTATCCAACCACGCTCCAACGGTGGTGGAATCACCAATTGTGCTGGTGCCAATCATGCAAATGCTCGTGTTCCGGTCAGTGCCATGCCCGCCCTTGAGCGATCTAACGCCATTTGACGCTTACCTTCAGCTTGAATCCGTGCAAGAGAACCAAGGTCCGTGGCTTGCCGTAGTTTCAGAGCGTTGTTGAGTTCTTGAGCACCCTTGGCCATGGCAGCTTTGGTTTCTCCTCGGGTATCAAAGACATCACCCATGGTGTATGCCTGATCCCGTGCAACGGCTAACTTCGATTCTTCAGTAGCTTTGCGAAGATCAGTGTTAGCACCAGCAGCTTGAGCTGCTAATTGATTCTCTGCACCAAGAACTGCTCTGCCTGCGTCATAAGTGAACTGAGGACTGAGGAGTTCAGTGCTCAGTTTTCCCATACCGAGACCTTCAGCCAATCGGTTACCAGCATTAATCACACTGCCGACTTCACTGCCCTGGAGCGTAGTAGCAGTTGTAGACCGGTTGCCAGCCTCAGCCAGTTGACTGAGTTGTCCACTGGTTAAAAGGTTGCCGTAGTTAGCAGCACTACCACCGTATACTCCCTGCAGTACTGAAAGAAGGTTGGCAGCACTTGTGAGTTGAGTATTTAAAGGTGCAGCTTGAAGAGCAAACTGTTGCAGTGCGGCTGCAGAACCGCCAGTACCACCTCCGCCTCCGCCTCCGCCGCCACCAAAGAGACCGCCGATTAAAGCACTACCAGCCCCTGTACCCAGACCGGTAAGTAAAGGACCAGCAAAAGCAGGAAGTGCCATGATTTAACCTAAACGGATGGGTTGAGGAGCCGAGCCGTAATTCAGATTAACGGCTTGAGCAGGAATAACACTCTGCGATTGAGACTGGAATGCCCTCATTGCTTGCTGCTGTGGACCAGCAAGAGCAGAGAGTACGTTGGCATTTGGCGTACCTGCAATATATGCAGTAGTAGCCAGACTTGAAGCCATCAATGCGTTTGCCTGGATTGTAGATCTTTCAACCTCTTTCCATGCATTGATACGGGCCACGCTCTCATCACGCCTAGTCTTTTCTTGTGTCTTGAGGAGCGCATTTTCCGCAGCAGCGTTATCTATCGCAATCTGCGCATCAGCTCTAGTACGGGCGGAATCCTTTAAATATTTTTCATCGGTAATTACTTTTAAAAGGTCGAGCAGCCCTGATCTATCGCCCTGCAAAACTTGCTGCGTTTGAGTCGTCGTGGCTTGAGCCGGATCCGGTGGTACTACCACAGGGTTTATGCTTGGATCGACATCTGTCGTATCACTTTTTGGCGTTTGACTTGTTGTAGTTTGCCCACTAACAGGTTGTTGCGTAGTTTCTGGAATAGTGCTCGAACGCGGCTCCATTCCGAGCAACCCTCTACCAGCAGCCTCCAGCCGTCCTCCTATAAAGTCACTAACTGGTTTACCCGCTGGACTTGCCAAAAGACCTAAACTGGGCATCATCATGCCAAGATACGCTTCTAAAAGCCCATTGGCAGAATTTTGAGGATTAGAATCGGTCATAATGCAGCAGCAGCGTTGGGGCTAGCGACGTATTGACTTTGGTTTCCTATAACGTTAGCCAAGGTGTTGGACAGAAGATCATATGCCTTCTGAGTAACCTCTCCCTCCGTTTTAATTGCTTGAGGGTACACAGCCTGATTAACACCGAGCTGTGCACTTTGAAGCTCACGTGCGCCAGATTCAGCTGCCAACAAACGAGCCCTGTTGAGGTTCTTGTTGATAATATAGTCAGGGTCAAACGGTGAAATATTAGCTCCAAGTGCATTCATGAGAGCACGTTGTGCTTGCTGTCCTGGTTCCTGCAAATAAACAGACGTAGCATCCCCTAAAGTAGGCATATACTTTTGGTTACTCATACCCTGCTGCAGCTGGGCTGCTGGCTGAGGAGCTAACGTTTTTACTAGAGCGCCCCCCGCTTGACCAACGACTACATCAATAATTGCAGCTTGAATAAGCCTATTAACTAGAGGTCCTAGTCCTAGTCCTAGTGCTGGTGCCATTAGAAACCTCCAGGATTATCGTAAGTGGTGCCTTGTCGAGGCTTCTGCATGTATTTTAAACTATTTCCAGCATCTTGAGATGGTGGAACTAAGTTCTGTTTTTGTGCGCTAGAGGGATGTGCAATAGTGTCCATAAAGTTGGACGCTAAGTATCTACGCAAAAACTCCACGGTATTTAGACCAGGAGCATTCTTGCGTACATCTCGCTCTCTTAGTTGTTCGCCTCGGTTCATCTCAGCTCAGTTGTTGGAACTGCACGGAAGGAGGAATCATGTTGCTAGCCGGAGCATTCAACATGGAGTAGTTATCTCCAAGGTTAGCGCAGTCATACTCAGCAGGCCGCTGAGATGAGAGCTGGTCCATATGAACTTCCTGGTTCTCTTGTAAGTAACCCAGTAGAGTCATAATCGCTTCGATGGCCTCAGGGTTATCACCCACCATTTGAAGCAATTGGACAATCTCAGGATCTAATTCAGGTTGAGGGTTGGTGCGCATCTGGGACGCCAGATACTGACGCTCCATCGGGTGATTGTTGTTGGGATAGCCATTCAGAGAATGCGTGGCACCTGTGTTTTGCATCCCCTGGTTTTCCATCCCAGGCATTGGCGGTCGTCCTCCACGCCCGAACTCGCGCAGAACCATTGCCACCATAGGTGCGGCAGCAGCTCGTTCTGCATCGTTCTCAGGGAAAGGAAGCCCTAAGGCGCGGGATGCTAACTCGTATTCAGCTGGCGAAAACACCGGATCCCATTGCAACTTCTCCTTCCATCATACCTTTAATAAACAAAAGGTCGCCCGGTTGACACTCTAGAGATAAACAGATCTTCTCTAGAACGTCAGGAGAAGGGATATACTTTTCATCGGTATAAATCTTTCGTGTCGTAGTAGGCGACAGATCTGCCGCCTTACTTAACGCAAAAGAAGAAATACCCTTACCTTCCAAGAGACTCTTCAGGTTGTTGAACAGCTTTCCCTGTGTGGGGTACGAAGAGTAGAAAGGCATTAACCTCAGTGACTCAGGAACTTGAAGCCGTCGGATATATCAACCAGTCCAGTACCTGTGAAGTGACCGAAGCTAGTTAAATCAATTTTCGGGCTTTCGATACGTCGCCAACTTAGAAGTTCGCTCGTAAAGCGAATGTCATCAAGAAGCATGTACCGAGTCTTGTTCTCCATATTAAGCGTAGAAAGCAGAGAGTAGAACTTTTCCTCAAACACGCCATCCTTACACGCATCAACCATGATGAAATCTGCTTGCTGTAGTAGAGCAGAGAACTTATCTGAATCACTAAGATCTACTAGGTGTTGTTTTACTTGCCCACCGTTTTCGACAAAATCAGCCTCAGTGAGGAATGTCTTCTCGAACTCGTCCCACGGCGTTAGATCGAACGTATCAATCCTTGCTTTGGGAGCATAATCCTGCATCACCCTAGTGCCGGTTCCCATGTGAGTGCCGATGTCGACAATGCTTCGGGGACGCAAAGCAGTGAGTAAACCAGCCAAAAGGCGATAGTGATCGCCAGGAAAAGCGTTAGCAAAAGGATTATCGATGTAAGAAAGATCTGTCCCAGCCGCAACGGTCAGCGCTTGGCAGATCAAACCATACTCGTCAAAGACCTGGGTTGCAGGATCATCATCGATAGACAGTAGTTTGCTGTTAACTACGTGACGAACAGTGTATGACATTAAAAACCGAGGTGCTTGCGGCGGACAAAGCTTAGATCATAAGTCGTGAAATCTACTGGCATCTCAGCAACATCAAAAGGTGTCTTATAGGTATCCCCATCAATGTGTGCCTGCCACGCTTCACCCCACTTCAGGTGAAGGTATTTTTTATTCATTTCGTGCGCTATGTGTATAGAGGTAGCAATCTCTGGTTCTGATCGCCAGGTTTGACTTCCGTCATCGTAGTTATCTTTCTGTGTGCCGTGGTAGTAACCCGACTTTAGACTGAGTACACGATGAACATCGTCATGTATAAAACGCATACCATAATCCATATCTTCGCAATAGCCTGGATATAGATTTTCATCAAACAAACCATAGCGTTGCACCATCCAGTCTTTTATCGCGAAGACATCCCAACCGCCTCCGCTTCCGTGAGCTGTACCAACAGTCTCGTCAGACATGGCATCGCACATCTCTTCGAGAAAACCTGGTTCATACATCACGTCATGGTTGGAGATTAACCACCACGGAGCTTTCATAAAACTCTTGATGATTAGGTTCCAAGCACCCGAACATCCAACGTTGGCTGGTAAGTGGCAGACATGCACCTTTTTGACAAAGGGATTGCTCATGTCTAGTAGAGCGTCCACTTCGTCCGTAATCTGACCTCGACCGTTGTTGTTGAATACAACGAAGTTATCTACGGGGTAGTCGATAGACATAAACAATCGATGCAACCAATAAGGTGCATTCACGATTGCCGTCCCAAGGACTGGAATCGAATCCATTCAAGACTGAGCA